TACATCTTGCTCGTAAATACCATAATCACGAGTCGCTCTACTCCTAGGAGTTTTACGTCTTACGTGTTCTGATAAAAGTTTCAGTGCTTGCTCTGCATTTGAATTACCATCAACAGCTTTACGCAGAGTTTTAAAGATTGTTGATAAGTTTTTATTGTATGGATTTGTCATATATTTTCTCCTTTCTTAGTTAAAATTACAAACCTGCAGAGAATGATACTTGATTGTGCAAAAAAGTAAAGGGGTTGCTCGATCTTTTTTTACCACCCATAATTCTTTTATCGGCAGACCATTATGAAACGTACTTGTAAAACTTGCAAAAAAGTTTTAGATATATCTAACTTCTCCAAAAACATAAATTCAAAAGGCAGTTATCATAGGACAATATGTAAAGATTGTTTACAAACTTCTAGAAAGAATATCACCAGTCGTTCGCCATATAGTTTTTTAAGTCAATCATTTGCTAAATTAAAACATGGTAGAGCAAAAGATGGTATTAAATGGGAAATAGATATAAACGATGTTTATAAATTATGGGACGAACAACAAGGTAAATGTGCGATTAGTGGACTAAACATGACTTATCATTTATCCGAAGGTAATAAACATTTTAATGCTTCTATAGATAGAATAGATAATCTTAAACCATATATCCGTTCAAATATACAACTTGTTTGTGTACGAGTTAATTATTTAAAACACACTCTCGATGAAGGTGAATTATATTGGTGGTGTAAAACTATTGTAGATGCTAAAGGTAACGTTTAGAATATTCTCTTTTAATAAATTCTTTGTTAGCGTTTTCCCAAGTTTTTCGATCATCAGCTTTTTCGTTATACGCTCTCTTCTCCATTAAATATTCTGTAAATAAAACATCAACATAACGATCAAAATTTGTACGTTTATCTTCCCAACCCCAATTCATGATAATAAATAATTTTTTAATACGACGACTGTTCCTACGATAGGAGCACTACTAAAACCATTTTGTTCTTGGTACATTTTTGTTGCTCTATGATTTATAGGTAAACGTTTTATTAATCCTTCTTCGTTTACTATACCATCTTTACGTTTACCATTAAATTTTAAATTAACAAACTCGATATTACCACCAACCATTGCTTGATATTCATCGAGTTTAGGTTCGTTTTCGTATGTTACTGTTTTTTCTTCACCGTTAGGTTTTATCAATAACAATTCGTAAGTCATTTAGCAACCTCGTTTTCAGAATACCCTTTAATCTTTTTAACGTTCTTACTATCTGTTTCTACAATATCTACTAATTGATACCCACTTAAATAACTAGCAAAGCCAATATATTTATTATTAGCATCTTTTAATAGCCAACCACCCATACGACCAGAAGAATATTCTGAACTAGGTGTTCGGCTATACTTAGGATTATCTTGTTTAAACTTAGCAAGCATCTCATCAAAATTTAATTTTTGTATCTTCATATATTTTCTCCTTTCTTAATTAAACTTACGAGTATGATAGTCAATAACGCATTAAAAGTAAAGGACTATTTCTTAAATTTTTTAAAGGATTAAAGTTCGGTAAGGTGTACTCGGTTGTTGCAACAACTGTTTCCACCCCATCGTGACTGCTGTATAAACTACCTACTAAATATTGGACGACGATATTCTCTTATTCACCAAGAATCCAATATAAAGTGCCATCAGGCATCTAAATTTTTATCAATTTCAACTCACACTTATAACTTATTCACATACTCTGTATATTGACATTGCCGAAAAATGCTCGGAATATCTATCGTTCTTCCGACTACTTCCATGGTAAACGCTGAGTCTCGTCTCTGTTTTTTTACCATTTCTCCACACACATTCAATATCTCATACCCAAGGTTTAATCTTTCACCTTGACCCCGTATATCACCACTACTTGAATTAGGTTGATAATCTCTTATCCTAATAGGAGTACAATAAAATCTGATTTTTTTACCACCAGATGCCCTCATTAGTTTCCATGTCAAGTCCCCTTTAGCAATTAAGACCATTAACTTTCCGAACACATCTTAAACATGATAACTTTCTAGTACAGATTACACTAGATATTAACGTCAACACATTTACCATTCCGTGTTCCTCTATTTCATTCAGTGGTTCGACCCACGGTCTCCAATCTTTACAAGGAGACGAACAAAATACGGCAATAGTTAAATCAGGATAGTGAAGTAGTTATTGGTTTTATTGAGTATTCCTAAAACAAGGAACGACCCTTCGGTTAGGAAGGACTCTCACCACATGCTTACTCACATGACTCTACGAATTACAATAAGTCTTATGCTTTGTTTACTTTATCAAACAAACATTTCAGAAAGTTTAACCATTTCAGCTACTAACCCACTCGGCTAGGTGGGATTTGAACCCACATACTTTCACGACTTTTGAACTTTAATCTTTTAAAGAAACTAACGTAAACCTTTTTCGTTTTTAATCTTTATAAGAAGTTTGATTATCTTTAAGTTTTATATCGTTTAATCAACAAGCCGATATAGATATGGCTATCATGTTCCTATTTACTTCAAAAGTAAAGGACTATTTTTTATTTATTTGTTTTATGCCTTTTGTAAATAACCAATCATAATAATCATCATCAGCTAATTTATCTTTTTCTATACGTTGTGCATCATAATAATCACCATCGCCAATTTTACATCTTCGAATAATTTGATGGACACGTTGTTTAGTAATATCAAATTTTTCTCCGATTTTTTCTAATGTCATGCCTGATTTATATAGTTCATATATTTCATCATTACGACTTGCATAAATAGTTGCTTGTTCTTCGTCTATACCTTGCATTAATTGCTCCAAAATTTGTTGTGATCAACTACAGCATTGCCCCAAGTAGATCCTATTTCGGCATCTACTTTTGATGGCACTACTGTGTCAACACAGTTTTCCATTATCGCCACAATCTTTCTACTTTCTTCTTTATTTGTTACGGATATATCTAGTTCATCATGAACTTGAATATGAGGTATGATACCTTCTTTCCATAAATCTAGCATAGCTTGTTTTGTCATATCTGCAGCACTACCTTGTATTAATCTATTTAAGGCTCTATAAGTGTACGCTCTACGAATATTATCACCATATTCTTTATGTGCTTCTGCGTAAGGTAAAGGCACAACTTTTTCGTTTCTTGGTTCATACATTTCAAATCTACACTTTCTACCAAGTAATGTCGTTATATATCCTAAATTTTCAGCTTTACGAGAACAAGACAACGCTAATTCTTTAATAAAAGGTACTTTAGTATGATAACTATTGAACAACGCTTCTGCTTCTAAATCATTAATACCTAGTTCGCGAATTAATTTATTTTTACCCATACCATAACTTAACGATAGATTTATAACTTTAGCGTCTTTTCTAGAAATACCTGCCATATCAGCTACTATTTGATGAAAGTCTGCATTATCATCTCGATATGCAGACACTGCTTCATCAGATCCAGGCAATTTTAACTTAGAAGCATAATGTACCGTGAGTCTAGGTTCCTGTTGTGAATAATCATAAGCACCCCAGACACTATCTTCTTCGGGTAAAAATAAACCACGTACCATTGGTCCAAGTTCAGGATCACGAGCAGGCACTTGTTGTAGATTCGGGGTGCTATAACTAAATCTTCCACTTACTGTACCACCAGAGTCACTACGCAATGGATGCATTTGTCCATGTATTCTACCTTTATGTTGATGTTCTAATACCATGTTTTCTATAAAAGCACTACGGATTTTTTGAAACTTTCTAGCTTGTAATACTAATTTAGGTAATCCATGGTTTAATTCTTCTAACCATTTCCCCGTAAAACTTGGTGCGTTTGTTTTTGCAGTTCTAGGATAAGTTAAACCAGCTTTATCAAATGCTTTTGCTACACTCGCCGATGCCCAAACATCTACATCGACACCGTATTTATATTTAATTTCTTTAATACATTCTTTTTCTTTTTGTTTTAAAACTTCGGTAGTCTGTTCTGCTTTATCAATATCAACACGTACACCACGCCAACGCATTTCTACTAATAGTGGAATAAGTTCTGATTCTAGATTATAAATACCGTGTATATTTTCTTTATTTAATTTGTCTTCTAGTTTATCCCAAAGTTTTAAAGTAAGTACAGCATCTTGTTCTGCGTAAAGTCCTACATATGCAGCAGGTAATTTCCACATATCTGCTTTAGGGTCTATGCCAAAAGCTGATGCTGCATCTCTAAGTAACGTTTCATCTTTTCTGTCTCCACAATAATCTTCACCTAAAGAGTCAAGAGAATATCGTCTACGATTTTCATCAACGAGTGGTGCAGCAATCATAGTATCGTGTATTTTACCATTAAGGTTTATTCCTTCACGTTTTAACCAACCAACATCATATAAAGCATTATGAAAAATTTTATCAGAGTTTGTTGCTAAAGATTTTTGTAACCATCGCTTTACAACACCTTCATCTAAATTGCCACCACCTTGGTGTCGTATAGGTAAATATCCACTCCAATTATCAGTTGCTATAGCAAATCCAGTCACATATCCACGACCTGTTGCCCATCCTGGACCTGATTGTAAAAGTTGGGGGTCATAAGTCTCTAAATCTACAGCTATACGATGTGCTGATGATAAATCAGGTAATGTCTCAGGAGGAGACCAAGATACCTCTGGTTTAAATAAAGGTTGTTGCATCATAATTGTGAAACACCATAAGTAGATACTAAATATGCAAGCAACGCAGTACCTTTTTTATTTAATTTCATTTCCGACAATTTTTCAACACCATTACTAAACACTGCTGTGACATTTGTATTTCCTAAACTACGTTGGTTATGGCAATACAACAATAATTCAAACAAGTCTGCATGTTTACAATACATTTTTTCCTCATCCGATATAGGGTAATCTACACCTAATTCTTTTTCTACACGTTTTTCTACCTCAGCTATTTCTTTTGCTAAAGCAGGATTATTCCATTTAGTTGGTGATGGCATATCCCCCGTTTGTTTTTCTATAACATCATGAGTCAACGCTTTTACTAATGCAATTTTACTTATATTAGGATAGAGCCATTGTAGTATTAAAGTTACTCCCCATGAGTGACTAGCAACAGATTGCTCTCCTATAGTTGGTAAAGTGTGATAACGCTTTACGCTGCCTCCACTTAATATTTTTAAATGTTCTTTTACTTCTTCTTCTTCTTCAAATGTATCTGTAGTCATCGCATAGTCCTGTTTTTCCATAATGGCA